GCTTGTCAATGGTAAAGGCAAACGAGGACTGGGAAATGTCGCCACGCTTCACGCTTTCGTAAAAGTCCTTGGCGTACTGTTGCTTTCCAAGTTCTACGCGGTATTTCAAACCGCGCTCGTCTTGTTCGAGCTTCAGCGTGCCGTTAGTAGTCCGACCCAACACCAAGTTGGGGTCGTGGTTGATGAGCGCGCGCACGTCGTTGTCCATAACGTCGTCAAACGCGCCAGGCTTAATGACCTCACGAAAGGCGCCCAGGTCCGTCTCACTGTTAAACACAGCGGCGTAACCTTCCAACACCATTTCGTCGCCTTCGGCCTCGCGCACCTCAATGGTGCCCATTGTCCGCTTTTCAGCGTCTTTATACTGTTCCTTGGTTTCCATCTTTTGATACTTTGTCGCTATAGTCGCCGAGGCGGTCCAATGCGATTTGGTTTACTTGGACGGTGTGTGTGTCGCCGCCTTCAACTGGGTTAAGCTGCTCCTTGGTTCGCACCTCGTTAATGCTCATGACGCCGCTTTGCAGCATCTGCGTGTAAAAGTTAGTTCGCGCTGCAAGGTCGCCGCGGTACAGGTCGTTCATGTTAAACTTGCTGTAAATGTCGGGGCGCTCGAATGATTGAATCAGCTTGCGGTCAATCTCTTGTTCAATGCGCTTGGCCCACGGCGCAATGGTGTGGCGGGCAAACTGCAAGTTTTGTTGCTCCACGTTGTTGTACGTGGTTTGGCTTGGAAGCTGCACCAGCGATGGCGGCACCGAGTAAATGCGGCAAATTTCTTCCGCTTGGAACTTGCGCGTTTCAATGAACTGCGCTTCGTCGGGCGTAATGGTAATGCGCTGGTATTTAAAGCCAAATGGCAACAGCTTGGTGCCCGCGTTCATGGACGAACTGTTCCAAGAATTTTGGATGACGTCCATTTGTTCTTTGCGCAACGGCTGGTCGCTAGCAAGTACGCCAGTCATTTGTCCTTTCTGCCCGAAATATTCTGACCCAAAGTCCTGCGCCGCTTTGGCCAGGCCGATGTTTTCGCGGTGCAAACGAATGGGCGACATGCGGTGCATGTTGCAAATCTCCAACATGTTTTCGGGCATGACCACGCCGTAGTCGCGCACGCTGTAAATGCGCTCCCCGTTGACCTCTTTAATGTCCACGTCGTAGTAGTGAACTGGGACCAGGCGCTCGGCATAGCCGCGGTTGTTGCGCTCAATGATGGCAAAGCCGCAACCGTAAACCAGCGCAGATGCCACCAGCGTTTCCCAAAACTCGTAAGGTGTGTTTTCGTCGTTGGGAATGTCAAGCACCTGATACGCTGGGTGCATGTTGGCCACGTTGACGTCGCGTCCGTCTTTCACGTAGATTTCCAACCCCAGCGAGGCAATGGTACTTGCAATGCGGTACACACATGCGTACACCGTGCTAATACCAAGCGCGCCTTGTTCCGTGACATTAACGCCCGAGCTGACAAAGCCCGTAATGCCCAGGTCTTGTTTTAATGTCTGCGAGTCGTACTTCCCGACGCGATAACGGAAGACGGAACGCAAGCGGTCTGCAAGTGTAGCCATTCAAACTTTGTATCCCGATAAGATACGAAAGAATGATTACAAATCCAAGATTTCCAACATGATGTCGTCGGCGCTCAAGGTGTGGCAATATTCGTTCATGGCAATGATGCTTGCAATGATGCCGTCTACCTTCTTGTTTTCTTGGCGCTCCTTAACAACGCGCTTGTTTTCGTTGTTGTCTGTGTAGATCACAGCGCATCCAATTTGCCATCGCAGGCAACGGTTGCCGCCGTGGATTATCTGACCTTTCATCACGGCCATTTCAAATTCCTTGGTTGGCCCGTTCATCGTGGTTATGTTCTGCGCCATGGGTTGCATTGTAATATTATCAGCCTCAAGCTCACTGACAATGTAGGTGCTAAATCGCGGGTCGTAGCCGATGCTTCGCACGTCGTACTTGGCGCATTGCTCCACAATATATTCCTTCACTATTCGGTAGTCCGTCACGTTGCCTGGCGTAATCGTGATGTCGCCTTCGCGCTGAAATGCCAGATAATCAATGCCCGCACTCAACTTCTTCGTGTGCGCCTTTTCCGAGTTCACAAACTGATGCACCAACAAGTAAAAACAATCGCGGTCTTCGTCTCTGAAAAGCAAGGCAAACGCGGTGAGGTCTTGCGTGCTGGCCAGGTCAAGGCCGCCATAGCATGGTAGGTTTTGTAGTTTGTGGTGTGGTATTTCCGCACTGCCTTTCATCCAAATGTCGTCAGGTATCCACGCCGTTTCTGCTGACGTCCAAATGTTGAGGTGCAGACGCAGAAACGAATTGACCATGGACGGGTTCGCCTTGGCGTTTTGTACCGCCTGCTCAAAATATCCTTTGTGACAAATGGTGCCGTATCCTGGGTTTGCTTTCTTCCATGTTTCTTCAACCGTCCAGTCGTCGTCAGCGTCCGCGCAATACAGCACAGGCAAAAACGTGGGGTCGTCAATGCGGCCTTGTTGTACCGCATCCGCGTATTCGTGGACCTCGTAACAAATGGAACTTCGGTCGTGGCCCGCTGTAGTTAGCGCCATAATCAACGGCTGACGCCGTGCGCCTGTCGAGGTCGTCAGCACGTCCCACAAATCGCGGTTGGGCTGTGTGTGCAGCTCATCAAAAATGACGGCATGGCAGTTAAGCCCGTGCTTGGTGTAGGCCTCGGCGCTAATGCTCTTGTACCAGCTACTGCGATAATGCACAACGTTGCGCAACACCTTCGCGCGGGATCGCAGGTGTTCGTTGTTGCTTATCATTTCTTGGGCGATGTTAAACACAATGTTGGCCTGGCCACGGTCGCCCGCAGCGCTAATGACTTCCGCGCCTGGCTCGCCATCGGCAAACAACATGTATAGCGCGATGGCAGCGGACAAATTCGACTTCCCGTTTTTGCGTGGTATCTCGACATAACAGGTGCGGTACTTGCGCGTGCCGTCCTGGCGCTTCCAACCAAACAACGGTTTTATAATGTCGTCCTTTTGCCAATCCTCCAACAGGAACGCCTTGCCCCCCAACTCACCTTTGACGTGGGTACAAAACTTCTCGATAAAGTCCACGGCGCGCTGTGCCGCCGCTTCGTCAAACCAGTAATCAGTTGAAGAACTCGGCATTATCGTCTACCGCTGGGCGTCCTTCCCCAATCCAATTTTCCAGGCGCGTAATAATAATCTGCTTGCGGTGGCGCGCCTCCTTAAGCTGTTGCCATTCGGGACGCATGCGCGAGTAGGTGTCACCACTCTTTCCGATCACTTGGTAACACGTGCCGTGCTCGTCGCAGTAGCGTTGCAAGGTGTCTTCTTCCAAGATAACGCAAGCCAAGGTGTAAAGCAGTTGCAACTGTCCTGGGCTTAAGTCAGCGCGCTGCTCGTATAGGTTCAACAGCTCGTTATACTTCTTTGTTTGTTGTACAGTCATTTCCCAATTGGTTTTTTTAGCCCGCAGTGTGCGTGTGACTCTGCGGCGGATGATTTAAGGCCTGCATATGATTTTCAGAGGTGCCTACCCCCCCGTTGCTTGGATGCGTTACTGTGCTCATGTGGTGCTTCAGCTCTGCCTCCGTGACTTCGATGCCATCCATCCAAATGCGCCCGTCGTACGGCGTTTCATTCTCGAACTGGATGAGCCACAAGCCCGCGTACACCCAACCAGGATAGATGTGCAAGCCCATAGTTAGCATATTGCTAATGCGGTGCAGCAGCGTTCGCTGGCTGTCTGGCATGCTGGCGCGCCTGCACTTGTATTCAATCAACGCAAAACGTTTCTCACGCCAGTTCATAATCACAAAGTCAATGTCGCTGACGCTGTACTGCCGCTGTGGGCACTCACGACGTATCCATTGGCTAAAGCGCACGTCGCGGATGTAGTGTTGTTCTTCTCTCATTCGTAGGTGATATAAGCTATTTCTTCGTAATAGTCGCCCCAGGTCCATGAAGCCCAGTCGTGCCAACCTTCTCCTTGGCGCTCTTTCGGTTGTGACATGAGGTGCATAATGATTGGAGGTTGTTGATGTCGTAGAACTGTCCGCCTTTCGTTACTGGGTGTATGTGGTCCACCACGTTGGCCGCCCACTCGCACTTGACGCATAGCGGGTTCTCTCGTAACCACACACGTCGCAGCTTACGCCAGTCAGGAGTCCAGTACCTTTCATCTTGCTTGCGGTTAGCAAATGGTTGTGCCAATGACTTTGTATGTAAAGCCGTCCGCGGTTTCTTCGTTACGTGTGCCATGTCGTTTTAGGTCGTCTCGTATTAGTTGAATGCGCGATGCCTGCATTTTAGACATCTTCACAGTTGCAACCACCGCGTCGCCTTCATCATTTGTGTATGTGTATTCTCTCAATGATTCGCGCTGGTACTGTGCCAAGTTCTCTGCGATCTCTTTTAATTCTTTTTGCGAGTATGGCCGCAACGTGGCTTTGGTAGTATTCAATCCACTTTTTGTAAGTTTCTGCATCTATGCTGTGTGTTTGTCTTGACAATCGATAAATCTTCATTGCATGCCCGTCTCCGTATTGTTCGTCTAAACGCTGGCCAAAAATCCATTGCTGACCACTCATAGTGATATTACAACGGTAGCATTGGGGTTTGCAATTATCAGTTCTATACCTGGTTTTTAATCGTATTCTGCTTATAAAATGGCCGTTTTGAAGGCGTGTCCAATGGTCTTCATGGCCGCACGTATAGCACTTGCAATTGCCTTTTTCATCGGCGTGTGATAATCGGACATACCACGAAAATGTTTCGTCAAGACGTTTTCGGAGGTACAACGGCGTCGCTGGCTTGCCTGGTTTCTTCGGGCGCTTTTTTGGTATTTTGTTTTTCACTCTCGGCTTCGTAGTAGTCGGTTTTGGCATTTGGATATGGTATAAACGTGCGGTCCAGCTTCGTGCGTGGGTCTTTCAATTTACCGTCTTTTTCCAAATCTCGAATCAAACGCCGCACATCCAGTTGCGTTGTCATAATCTCTTGTTTGACTTGCTGGTGCTTCTGCTCGCGCATCGTGGTGGTGTTTTCGTCCTCGTACTTGCGCAGACAGTCCAGCATTACGTTGGTGGTAAAATTGCCGTACAGCTCAAAACGTCCTTGGCGGATGTATTTAAACGCCGTCAATATTTCCTCCAACTTCATCGTTGGAAACACCTCGCAGATGTCGTCCACGGCGTCTTGCAAGTCCGTCTGCGTCTGAAAAGTGCGCGTGGCGTTCACGTGGCGTACTAGGCGCTCCAGCTCGCCCAAAAGCAAAACCTTCGTTTCCTGGCGTTTTAATCGCAGCGCGGTGTGTAGTGTTAGGCCATCTTCAAACGCCTTTGCGGGCGTCATGCCTTCCATAATCTTGCGCGTGTTACTGATTAGCCCACTTAAGCGCTGCGTTTGTGTCAAGAGCTGGCCTGTTTTTGCCTCGCTCCTCTCTAATTGGGAAGAATCCTTTCCAGCCATATTCAATGCTTTGGTTAATGATGTCAATGGCGCGTTGCATGTCTCCGCGTGAAAGCGTAGCAAGCTTGTTTGCGCCGAGTTGTTGTGCTCGCTCGGTGTATTGTCCTTTTACGATGTTGCGGCGTTCTTTCTTCCATGTCTCCCATGCTTCCAAAAACTCGTTTTCCTCAAATGGAAGAATCAAACCGCCTTTGTTATTAGATGTATTATAAGTGTTCTTTTCTTTTTTCTTTATATGGCCTCGCCACTGTGGCGACCCAGCCTCGCCATTATGTCTACCCGCGCCCCCACATTTGTCTACCCCGTCTCGCCATGGTGTCGACCTGGCGACCCGACGTCGTGGCGTTTGTTCAATCGTGATGGCGCCAAGGTTTTCGAGCTTCGCGAAGGCGCGGGAAATGGTGCGTTCACTCACTCCCAGCTCCTCCGCTGCTTGCTCGTTTGTTTTGTAGTAGGCGCTCTCGCCTCGCGTGAAGCTGTCAATTTCTGCCCATAGGCAGCGCTCCGCGCATGTCAGCGACAACTCCTCCCAGATGTGAGCTGGTATCCATATGCCTTTGAATTGGCGTTGCGTCATGCAAACGGGTCTTCGCCTTTAAACAACGCTTCAAGGTTTACGCCTGGGTTGGCCAACAACGGTTCGAGGTTAGGATCGAGCGGTGAGCTAATGGGAATGACACCGTATTGCGTCTCCAAGCCTTCGCCCGTGCGTGTAATCTTCAGGTCGAAGTTGTTTGGGTGGCCAAAATCGGAATCGTTGGTGATTGCTGCCAGCGCATCCATGATGCTTTTCTGCGTGATTTCCCATACCTGGACGTTTTCCGCGTCGTAATTCCACACCGCGCACGCCATGAATTTGCGTGGCTTGCTTTCGGCTTGGTAGTTTGCTTGCGGTTTAGAGCCATTATAAGGCCATCTGACGGGCTTTCCGTCCTCCGTCCACTGTTGGTATCCAAGCGTGGGCCGTTCGCTCAAAATTCGCACCTTATTTGGCTTGTTTTTGACGGGACGGAAGTAACGGCTTTCGGTAGTTCCTGATTCCAAGAACGCTTCATTTATAAAACTCATGTGTTTGGGTTTAAGGTTTCACTGATAATCATTCGAATGTAGGCGCTCGTGCTAATGCCGAGCTTCAGGACTTTTTCCTGCAACTGGTCGCGCATGTCTTCGTCTAGGCGGACCTCCATGCGCACTGGGAATTTTTCCATGTAAATCATACGGGTTTTAATGGTGCAATTGCTTCGTATTTCAAGCCTTCCAACCTGTCTTGGTTGTCGTGCCATGCTTTCAAGTTTCTAAACCACCAGCGGCACACTCCTTCTTTGCCTTCTTGCTTGTGGTCTTGGTACAGTGTGTAGCCTGTTTCTCGCATGCGCTCCACCTGGTATTGGCATCCCCAGTCAGGTGTCAATGGTCGGAACGTCTCAAACTGCGCGCCTGAAATCCAACCAGGTTGTGGTGTCAAGTGATCGTCATACATGGTAGGCAGGTGTTGAGCGTTGAATCGTGGAATTGAATTCCGCCATTTGACACTTTGGGCAAGTTCCATTTGACAGTTTGGGGTCACTGTTGCGCTGGATGTCGCGTTTGTAGGCTAACCACAAAGCGTCAAAACGTTCTTTGTAGTCATCCACCACGGCGGCAATGGTCGTCTTGGCGTTGTGTGCCATGAACTCATTAAAGTCCTTGGCTAATTGGTCGGGGTAGACCGTGTGAGAAATTCCGCTAGGCTTAAGCATTGTCTTATATTTCTTGTTAAAGAAGTTGTGCGATATGGTGTGTGTTGGTCGTTATTAGGCAATCACAACCTCCACGTAGGTTTGACCTTCTTTCAGCTTGGGAGCCTCTCCTGCTGGCTTCACGTAAAACGCTCCGTATTCGTTGGCGTACTCGCACGCCGCGTTAGCGGCGGCTTCATAAGTGTCAAAAATCATTTTTACCAAAGTAGCGGTATGGTTCTCGACAGTGCCTTGGATAGTGTGGCAGGCGGTGGTGGTGCTAATTTTGTACATGGCTCGGTGTGTTTGTGTTTGTTTGATTACACCACAATGTTACGGCATTCTTCCGTACAGATGCCGTACAGACGCCGTAAAGTTTTCAACAATTAAACATGAAAAAGGCCCAGCACGTTTGCCAGGCCTTGAACCAAACATGAAATAATATCACCTGAACCTTGCTCTAAGGTTGCTCTTTAAAGGATGCGAGCAGCGGCAAGATACTAATTAAGCACAACACTACCGCTTGCCAGCTCATGCCATTTTGTACAATGTCGTAGCACGCGGTGGATGCAATTAAACCACCCACGGTGCGCTTGGCTGACCACCTGCGCAAGTCGCCTTTGGTCTTAAATGCCTCGGTGACGTCGAAGCGTTCAAGAAATTTGAAGAACTCAACTATACTGCCAAATGACGGCGGTTGGCTTTTCCCAGTCATTGTCTACGTGTATGAATCCTTCACCAATTCCGATGCGGTCAAAGCCTGCTTCTAGTAATGCCGTCACAATAATAAAGCGGTCGCGCGATCCGCGGCATGCGATGTCAGCGGCGCAGCCTTTCATGTGGCTGCTGTTTTGCGTTCCGCCCACCTCGAAGTTGTGCGCTTCGGTGCGATACCCACTCGTGACCACAAATGGGATGGCGGCACGTGAGCGTGCGTCGTCCAACATCTCCAAAAACTCCTCGTCCATGTAGTTGCCACTGCCTGGCTCGTCGGGCGAATCAAATTCAGAGTAGTTAAACCACTTCATTCCTTGCGCTTGCTGCGCGCCGTCAAAGCGCGTTCAATGTTAAACCACACCAGCGTCACACCTGCGACTACGGCGAGGCCGTCGCTTACCAGGTTTACGGCTACGCTGCCCACATACGTCACGTTTAAGGCATTAAGAATATGGCATTTAATGTCAGACATCTTCAAGGTCGTTAGGAAACCAACCGTTGGCGTTCATGTATTCTTCATCACGCACGGTTGAGGTGGAAGGAATGATAGCGCCAAATGGGAAGGCGCTGGCGTGCAGCACGTAGCTGTGCAACTGCATGCGTTCCGTTTCGGGAACTTCAGGAAACAACGTCACCAGCTTTTCCAACGTCGCTTGTGGGTGTACTGGTATGACGTGTTCGGTGTCGATTTGTAGCGCTACCTGTTCGCCGTCGGGATGTTCGACAACGCCAAACACATTGCATTGCGCGTAGTCAGGCGACTGCAAACGTTCGGGCATGGTGACGTTGAACAGCTCACGGCTGATGCGCTGGGCGCGCTCTTTGGCGCTAATCCATGGCAAGGCTTGTATGAGAATCCAGCCGTTCATTAGTAAATGGAATAGTACGTGTTGATGTTGGATTCAATGCCCGTGCGGTTGCTGCTTTGGTCGCTGTCGTAAACAATAATTTCTTGCAATTTTCCGTCGGCGGCACGGGACGTAGCTTGACTGTCATTGCCAATGCAAAACGCAACACCCGTATTGCCACTGCCTGAAAAAACCGTTGTATTTGAATCTTCTTCAGTCCCATTAATATGCGCCTTGCTATTTCCGCTTACCCAATTGGCAAAAAACAGCGCGTATGTGGTGATTGTTGTAGTAATGTTTGTGAGACCGACATACGCTGCGCCAAATCTTGCAAATGCGTCGTAGGCGGTCGATTGATACAGTGCGCCGCCATAATTCGAACCGCTTTGGTCAACCCACATACGCGTGCCGCTTGTTGAATCTGATTGCATCACACCAATTAAACACAACGCACTTCCTGTCATAATCTCGGATGCATTTTGAAGGCGCTGCGATGTGCCATCCCATTCAATTGCTGCGCGCGTTCCGTTTGTAATCACAGAACCGCTTGACACAATTAGCGGCTGGTTGGCGTTCGTGCCTTGCGTCGCGTTGTTGTTATTGCCTGATTGGTCGTACCAAGTGTGCACGTACCCGCTTGCAGGCCCAGTGTGCGCCAAAAGCGCCGTGGTGTCAAGGTTGCCGCTCGCGTCAAACCCGATGTCGGCAAGAGTGTTGCCTGCGCTCTCGCGCACTCTGATGGCATAGCCCGTGTAATCTTTGTCGAGCTTGCGCAGAGAGTACGCCGCGGCTGCGCCTGGGTAGGTGTCCAGCAACAGGTTTTGCGTTTCCTTGTATGTAATCAGGAACGTGTAGCTGCTGTCTGTCCCAACGCGGTTCATGTATTCTTGAATGAGCGCCAGCGTGGTGTTAAGCGAATCGCCAACAATGGGTTGCACCGCTGCGGGCTGCGTGTAGGTGTCGCTGTTGCTGCCTTGGCCTTTGCTCAAAACATACACGGCGCGTTGCAGGACGTAGCCCGCCGTTGGTATCTCGCCTTGGTGCTCAATGTACTTGCCAACGCCGTCGTTGGTAATTGTCCAATAACCTTCAAGCGTTTCCGTGCCAATTACTGACGTCCACGTAGTGGCAAAGCGCGACCGTGCCAGCGGGTTGTAGCTAACGTAAGACGTGTTTACAATGTTGTTTGCGGTGCCGCCCAAAAGCGCAGGCTTTGGCACGTTGCCGGCGTCGGGTGGTGTTACGTCCTTGCTGGGGCGCGCGTTGTCCTGCACGGCGGTGATGCCTGTGGTGTCGCGTCCCGCGTTTATCAACGTCACGTCGTATTCGTCGTCGCTGGCGACATAGCGCAAGGCGGTAAGATAATACACCAGCGAGTCCTCAGCGTTGGTCAATATAGTGTACGGCGCAAGGTAACCGTTACCCGTGCCCAACAGTTGCCCGCGTTCCATGCGCTTGCCTGTGCGGTGAAACGCCATGCGCTCACGTGTGGCCAACTTGTTAATGCTCAAACTGGCGGTCGTGCTGTTAAGGCTGCGCCAGTCGGTGGCGTCCACGTACGAGCTGCCGTCAAATACTTTGATAACGCCGTGGTCCATAGAAGTAATGCGGTCGCCCACCAGCGTCTCGCCCAAATCTTGTTCAAAGCGTCCTTGGTCGCCCGTGCTGGTAATGTCTACCGTGCCAAACTCTTGTTCCTGCGCCTCATCAAATATCGAGCACTTAAAATTGCGCACGCTGTAATCGGCGTAGGTCGTGTCGGTGAAGTCGGTGGTGGTGGTGCCGTCCGCCTGAATGCTCGCAATGTTCAGGAACATTTGCAGGCCGTCGCGCTCGGCGGTAAGTGGTGGCGTCACCAAGTCAAAGCGGTAATTGATGTAAGCGCCGTCGGTTAGGTTTGGTCCTACGCCTTGCTCGCGATCAATGATAAACGGGCATACAATTTGGAAGCGGTCCGTGTCGGTGTTGGTCCAAGTAATGTCGTCGTACGCGTCGGCGCCCAACTCAAGGTTGGTTGGAAAGTCGTTGTTGTATCCATTCAGCGAAGCGTGAATGAAACTCGTGGTGCCAATGCTGTAGTTACGCTTCAGGTAGTAATCCGTGCTGCCGTCACCGTCGCCCAGGCGCAAGCTAATTTTTAGCACAATGCGCCCGTAACGGTTTGTGTCCGTCGTGCCCGTGGGTATTCCCGTGTGGCGGTACATGAGGTTTCCGCCAATCTTAAAACGCACGTCCTGCGCGTACGTGGCGTCTTCGTCGTCGAGCACCAGGCTGGCAACCATGTTGGCCACTGTGTAGTTGCTCTTTATTACTACGGGCTTGTCGCCTTGGTAGTTGCGCGTCAGCTTGACCTCTTTGTATGGTGGCGCTGCCGTGCGCAGCCATCCGCGGCGCTTGTAAAAGTTGCCTGTATTGCCGCCAAAGGTTTTGCCGAACGTGGTGCTAACGTATCCCAAGAATGCGCCTGAATAACGCATGGCATACACGTTGACGCTTGACGCCGCCTGCTTGATGCCCAAAGGAAAAAACCAGTATTTGCCTTCATGCATGAACACCGAGCTGTTAAACGTCTTGCACAGGCTTTCAATTACCTCTTTGGCGCTGAAGTATTGCAGCTCCCCGTCGTTGTCTACGTTGTGCCACGTTTGGTGCGAGATGCGCGCCAGCGTCAATTGCAAATGCGGCGAGGTAACAGGCGGAGAATAGCCCGCGTAATTGCTTGCAATAAAGTCGTCGACAACATACAAGAATGCGTCGGTGCCTGACCAATAATCAGTGTGCGGCACCTTTTTAAGCGCCGTGTGCAAAATATCCGTTATAGCCGCTTCGCCTTCGTATGGCGTGCCGTTGTTGTTAAAGTCGATGCCGTCCAGTTGCGCGAGGCCGTCAACGGCGGTAATGTTCACCTGCTCGTGTGGCGACATGTCTTCAACGGCGATACCTTCAGGCAAGATTGTGCCCACCCAAAACAAGGTGTTGGCGCCGTCGGGGTCTTTGTAGATGGCCACGCCCCATTCGCCTTCGGGGTCGGCGTTGAAGTCGTCAAACAACCCCGTAAAATGCGAGCGGTCGTCGGGGTCGTACATCATTGTGAACGACACGCTGCTGCCCATAATCGTGGGGCATTCGTCAAACTCGCTGGCGTTGTCGTAGTTCAGCACAAAGCCGTCACCACCCACGAAAAATTCAACGGCGTTTGTAGAAGCGCCTGCCATGTGGATAATGTCAATGCGCCAGTCCTCGCCGTTTAGGCCTGTGAATTCTGCGCGTCCTTGTACGTGTACAGCCATTAGATCACTCGGTTTCGGTTACGTGTGCCACGGTCGTTGGCCAATACAATGTCGCTGCCGCTGATGCGGCCAAACACCTCAACGCGGCTGGCGCCCATGATGTCTTGCAACTTGGACAACGGTGCGATTACTTCGGGGTCCACGCGGGCGTTGGGGTTGTCACCCACAATGGCGGTGGTGGCGCCATATGCCAAGCCGCCTTCGGCAAGTGCGGGAATTTGTACGCTGTTGATGAGCGCCATACCCGCAGTAAGCAAACCAGCCATAACAAACGGATATGCTGGCCCCGTACCCGCCGAGCCTTCAGCAGCTCGTGCGATAACCTGCGCCTTGGCTTGGGCTAATGCCGCAACAATTACAGCCCGGGCTGCTTCAACTAATGCCTGGCGCATGTTTTCTGCATGGCCAACTGCATTACCAATTGAAGTGGCCAATGCCTCGCCCATGCCTTCAAATACATTGCTAACCTTTTTGGCTTCTGAACTCATGCGTTCCAAGCCAAGCAACAACTTGCTCGTAAAAGACGTTGACGTTACCTCGACAGCCTCAAGTGCTGACAGCAAACCAAACACTTCCGTTTTGGTATTCTCCAAGCGAAGCAACAACCAGCTTACTTCGCTCTTAAAAATCTTAAACTGTTCACCGCTTTTCTCGGCGGCATTGCCCAGCGCTGCAACCTGTGGTTCCGCTGCATCACTTTCGGTTGACAGGTTGCGCACCGTTGCGGCAAGGTCTGCAATACGTTCGTCCAAAAACTCAATTTGGCCAGCATACTTCTGCGCGCTACCGCGTGCCACCTGCTTGTCCAACCTGTCACCCAAAGCGCCAGCCGCTTGTGCCTGCATCTCGGCGCGTTGCGCTGCGGCAAGTGCGTCCTTCTCGCGTTGCAGCTCGCGCATTTGGTCTTTAATGTGGTTAATCTGCGCCTGCTTGTCAAGGCCGACAAGCGTTTGGATAAATTCTTCGTTGGCCTTACTGGCGTCTTGCGTGCGCTGACGGAACAAAACAACAGCCGTTGTGAGCGCGGCGATGGCAGCAACAACAGCAAGCGCGGGGTTGGCAAGCATTGTGGTATTTAACAACGTGAATGCTGCACGTAGTCCCGTGATTCCCGCAATAATCTTGGGCACAATGACGATCATTGGACCAATGGCGCCAACCAACAAACCAACTTCAAGCATAAGCGCCTTGGTGCTTTGACTTGTGGCAGCAAACTTTTGTGCCATTTCCACAATTAGGTCGAGCAGCTTGGTAACAGCAGGCAACACAAGGTTACCAATTTCTGCGCCTGCAATCTTGAGGTTGTCCAGCGCGGTGCTAAACTTACCCGCTGCCGTTTGGCTCAAGCGCTCCATGGCGCCAGCGGCAAAGCCGCCTTCCGTGGCAAATGATTTAAGAACCTCGTTGAATTGGTCAACGCTAACACGGCCCGCGCCCAGCTTGTCGGCAGGCAAGCCCGTTGCCTCGGCAAGCGCCTTAAAAATTGGGATGCCGCGTTCGGCAAGCTGGTTAAGGTTCTCAAGTTCAACCTTGCCTTTGGCATTGACCTTGGCAAAGATGGCGGCTATCTCCTCAATTGTTACACCGCTGGTTGCGGCGATGTCTCCAAGGAATTGCAGTTGTTCGTTAACCTGTGAAATTTCCGTGCCTGATGCAATCAACTGCCGCGCAGCGTTGGCCACGTTCTCAATTTGAAACGGCGTCTTTGCGGTGAACTCGTTTAGCTGCTCCATCATTGCAGCCGCTTCTTCAACGCCTCCCGTCAAACTAACAAACGACGTTTCGAGCTGCTCCAAGTCAGCAGCGCTCTTCACAGCCATTGCGCCCAAGCCAGCAAGCGGCAAGGTAATTGCCTTGGTCATGCTCTGACCCAAGCTAGTTAGATTGCTGGTCATGCTACGCATGTTGCGCTGCACGCGGCCCAACTGCTTGTTGAGGTCGCGCGTATCTGCGCCAATGCGCACTACGAGGTCACCGAGTTTTGCCATTTGCCAATGCTCTTAAGATAGCCAATCCGTTGCCTTTCGGCTTTTTTGTTTGTGTGTTTTCTTCCCAAGGAAAAACGGCAAGATCGTGGGTCGTTAGCTTGCTGCCTTTCTTGGTATGTACATTCAACAGCAACGCCGTTTGCCATCGCACTCGCTCCCAGGCACCGCGTTCGCAGTGTTCTTGAAACTCGTAACGACCGCGTACGGCGTTGCCAAATTCTCGGAATGTGAGGTCATAGAGTCGCTCGGGGTCAAGGCCTAACATGCCCAGCCCCAAGCGCTCTATTTCGTCCCATTCAAGTGCGCGTTGCTGTCCTCCGTCGCTTCCGTTTTTTTTTGCTCACTGCCGCCCATAGCCTCTTGGACTACAAGCATAAGTGACGGAAGGTCCTGAACATCAATCATGCCCAAGAAGTCGTCAACGTCCATTTTAAACTGCATGCCTTGCTTTAGACAACCTTCCTGCACAAAGTAGTACAGTAGTTCGGGCATCTTGGTAACGTCCTCGGCATCAATGCCAGTTACCTTGCACCCCGTTGCCTTTTCAAAGTTTTTCCAGGCGCGCATGCTTGCACGCACGGGAAACGTTTTGCCTTCAAGCGTAATAGTCATGCAGTAAAATTAGGTTACGCAATCACTTCACGCACAATCGTGTCGTGAACTTCGATGGTGCAGGTGTAGGTACCGTTGTCTTCCGTACCGCCTGACAGCTCTAAGCTCGTAATGTAGCCAGCCACGTCAAAGCGCTCGTCGCCTGCATTCTCCGTGCCGCTGGGTGCGTGCGTGAAAAGCAAGTAAACTTTGCTGTCTGCGAGTTGGTGGCCAATCAATTCGTTGTAGCCGTTGGTGGCGTCAGAAGCGTACAACGCCGTGAAGTTTACCGTGGCGCTCTTAAGGCCAGGCAACATAGCACGGTATCCGTTGTTACTTTTGGTCGTCGTGTCGCGCAGGTCGGACGTAACGCTAATGCTACAGTCGGTAAGGTTGTCAATCAGTACTTCGCTGTCGTCGGTGGTTGACAGGAAGATGCGGAGGTCGGAACCATTGATAATTCCTGTTGTCTCTGCCATGGTTAATCTTTTTTAGTTGGTTTGATGCGGTCTGCAATGATGAGGTTAATTAAGGTGTCGATGTATCCAAACACCTTGTTGTCGTTAGTCGTCGGCGTCAAATTGACAATGACTTTCACGAGGCCGAGAATGGCCAACGTAAGTTCAGCCCAGTTCTCAAGAATAAAATTTGACATGCTCATGAACGTTTAATGCGAATGGTGTAGTCCTGGACTGCCGCGTAGTATTGGCGGTCCTCGCTCACCTGTGTAATTTCGTTGGTGTATTGGATGCTTTGCACGACAACCGTGCCTTCGCCAACTGCGACGCTGACGTTAGCGCGGTCCAGTGCTGCGCGCACCTTGTCGGCAAGGTCGTTGGCGTCGCCATATGACCGAGCCACGCTAATGATTTCCACGTTGGCTTCGTCAATAGGCGTGCCGTTCTTGGTGTCTTGCGGCGCGTTGCTCATAACAGAATATACAACGTAAGGCGCTTGCGCACCTTCTGCTGCCAGTTCGGGATAGATACGACCTGACACCAGCGCCTGCACGGGCGTGTCGTCGACTAACAATTGGCGTATAGCAAGACCTACCTTCATGACATGTAACGTTCAAAGCGGTTGCGCAAAAGGCGTACGTGCAGCTTTTCCATGCGGCCTTGCGTGGCCATCTTGCTACGCTTGTGAACGCCCGTATTCTTGGTGTTGCTCTTGCGGCCAAAAAACATGCCGTCTTCAACGATGTTTGCAAACCACCCGTCCGCGTTCTTGCGCGTCTTGCGGCGTCCCATTGTGTTGGTTTTTGGACCAGCCAACACCCGCGTTTCATCGCGGTTAGGCAACCATGTGTCAACGCTGCGGCGCAGTTGTCCGCTCTTAACAATCATGCGCACCTTGCCTGGTGCGTTGCCTGGGTTGCGGCCTGGTCCTTGGTTCTTTTGGTACACCTTGATGTCCTTACCAAAGTCCTTGATGTTGGCGCGCAACGAACCTGCGTAGACGTCACCCACGCGCGTGTTAATGTCCACCAGCGCGTTGTGGTCTTTCTCGCTCCATTTGGCAAGCTTCTCCAGCTTGGCCATAACTTTTGACAGGCCTTGTACTTCAACGCGCGTCATTCGCTTACAACCTTTTGCGTATGGAAATGAAGCTCTGCGTTGCGGCCTACTTCTTCAATTGCCAGGATTTCGTAGGTATCGCCGCTGTATCGAATGGTGTACTTGGGCGTAATGGCGCGCGTCGTCGATGAGCTGCGCACCCGCCATACCACGCGGTTAATGCTGGTTTCTTGTTCCATAATAACGGAACCCGACGCGCTCTTGTTGTCAAGCGCTGCCCACACAGTAGTGTACAGCGTCGCGCTCCCGCTCTCGGCGCCGTAGTTGTCGCGCGTCGTGCTAGGTGCGTAGAAGCTAATGCGCCTGTCAAGAAACCCAATGTTCATTGCCGCTGGTCAATAATGCGTTCAGTGTTCAGCAATGACTCCACCGCCATGGGAATGGTAGCGGTAATAGTGCCCGTCACAACGGCTCGGCGGTTTTCGTACCAGTGCGCCACCAGCATGCGAATGGCGTGCTTTACATTGGCGCTGGCAGCCTGGCCCACGGTGGCGCTAATGCGCACGGGCTGTGCGTTGTAATCTTCCAGGTCGGGCACGTCATGAAAGTAAATCATGAAATCGCCAACGCGGCCTGGGTCGGTGTAATACTTGGCCGTGCTCAATGTTTGTTCAGCTCCGCTTGTGTCGTCGTAGACAACGGAGGTAATGCTACGCACAGGACCAAAAGCCAAAGCAGCGGGGCGCCAACGGGAGAGGTAAAACGTTGCGCTGCCGTCAACGGCAAAATGCTTGTTGGTGTAATCGCTCACGTGCGCCACCGCCGTGTCCAACAACGCGGCAATGGTCGTGTCCTCGTCGCTGTGATCAACGCGAAGAAACTCCTTCATATCTGCAAGTGACACCACGTCGGTGCCAGTAACGTATGCGGGGCGTGCAACTTTCATGAGCGAGAGAAAAAAAGGAAGCCCAGCCCAATTGCCAGGCTTCCAAGTTTAGTCAATTATTACGTGAAGTCAGAGGTGTAAGCCAATGCACCAGCTTGGCGCACGTCCACGTCATAAAACTTATTCACGTGCAAAGCAATTTGGGCGGTGCCTGCGTTGCTGTATGGGTCAACCAAGAGGTCGATACCACCAAAGAACGCCATGACCATTCCCAAACCAAAGTCACCAAACAACAAGGCGCCTTCGCTGGCGTCGTCGTCGACCAAGTTTGGCGTGAAGTACGTGGTGTAACCGTCAATGTTGTTGCCTTCAACCAAAGCAGAAACGGAAGCCACGGCGGCTTCGCCTTTCACAACGGTCATTGCGGTTGGGCTGCCAACAAATGCACAGCGGGCCAAATCGCCACCAGCAGCCAACACGGCTTTTTGCATTGCAAACACATCTGAAGATGCAAGCGCAGCAGAGGCCTTGTCAACAATCGTACCAGCAGAAGCAGCAGCTTTTGCAAACACGGCTTTGTCAATGGTCTCGTTGATACCTGCTGCCAACTCGCGGGCAATCATAGCGTCCACCTGCGCACCGCCTTGCAAAATCAATTGCTTGCTGTACTTGGTGTTAGCAGCCACACGGATTGGCGAAAGCGTCAACTCGTCCAGTTCCAAGCCAGATGCAGCATCGGCAGAAACTTCTGTCTCTTCAGTACCTGCAGCCTTGGCAGAAACGCGTGGGAACTTAAGGTTTCCAGTTGCGTTGTTAATGGTGGTCACACCCACGCGCTCGGCCATGGTTGGCGTGCGCAAGGCGTCAATGACACCAGGAACAGACGTAGCAACAAAACCTGCACCGTCGCCCGAACCTGCTTGGAAGTCGTCAGCAGCACCAGCGCGAAACAGTGCGTTTGCGGGAATGCCGATTTGACCTGACATCTGCAAGCCGCGCATTTGGTATTCTTTCGCAGCTTCTTGTGCCCATTCAGCTTCTGCGCCTTCCAGTGCTTTGCCAAAGGATGCAGCTTGCACAGCACGGCTCAAGCTGAAAGAACGGTTGATTTTGTTGATTTCCTTGGCTTCAGAAACTGACGCGCCGCCCATTTGTGCTTGGCGTGCGATCATGTCTTCGTGAGCCTGGCGACGTGCAATCTTACCGTCGAGGCGTTCCACCTCGCGCTTGCACAAGTCGGCTTCTTCTTGTTCGTTGTTGGTCCAGTCGCGGTTTTCAGTTTCAGCGACGTTCACCAATTCTTCGAAGCGGTCGGCGTGCTTTGCACGAACCGCCTTCATCTCGTTGAGATTCATTGTAGTTGGTTGTAAATTTTGGATTTCTGTATCTTGTTCAGGTGCAGAAACTTCTGCGACCTGTTCGGGTTCAGGCGGCAAGTCACGGGCCTGCACCGTGGCGGCGCTGTATGCTGGATAGGTCACGGGGGACACGTCCAACAACTGCCGCACCTTGTCAACGCTACGCACCGTGCGCTCCTCATTCCACGACTGCTTGTCAATGGTAAAGGCAAACGAGGACTGGGAAATGTCGCCACGCTTCACGCTTTCGTAAAAGTCCTTGGCGTACTGTTGCTTTCCAAGTTCTACGCGGTATTTCAAACCGCGCTCGTCTTGTTC